AGACCGCCGAGATCGTGCCCGCGCCCAGGCTGCCGAGAACGTCAGACACCACCGTAAACGACGTGGGGCTGGTCAAGGTCAGCGTGACGGTCTGGTCGATGCCGCCAATGGCGTCGGGCGTAATTTTGGTGGCGTCGATGGTGCCGGCCACGGTCGTCTTGGTCGGCGCGCCAATGGTGGCCTGAATGGTTCCGAGCGGCAGAACCGAGGCCACGGCCGCACCGGCCCCATAGGCGTGGCCCAACATATCGCCGCTGGCCAGGGTGACCGTGACGACGCCGGCATTTTTGGCGACAACGACCCCGTCGTGGTACTCCTCGTTGCCATCGCCCAGGATGCATATCTGATCGCCTGTCCGGAAAATTGTCTGCCCGGCATCCTCCAACACCACAGACAATGTCGTTGCCCCAGCCGCCACAGATGTTTGCAGCGTGCCAGCGCCGTATTCGGTCGGCGCGGCAGACAGCGTGGATTGCGTGTCCGCCGACGTCCCGGCAAAGAGTGTGATCCGATCGTCGGCCGACGACGGCCCGAGCAGATGCACGCCGGCCTGGACCAACGCCGCCGCATCCGCGTTGGCCACGTGGGCGAAGAACTTCCGATATTGGGTCGCTCCGGCTGCCACCTCGGCCAGCGTCCAGTCACGCAGGAAATTTTGCCTCGCGCCGGAGGTGACCGCATCTTTCGACATCAGGCCGCCGTTTGACGGCGTGTCGGTGCGAAGCTTTGCGTAGCGTAAAAGCAATTCAGATTCGATAATCATTATATTCCCCACTTCTTCTTAAGATCCTGCTCCATAAGAATCCGTTTCTCTTCTGGAAACATACAATCAAAAAGTATAATTTCGAACATATCAATATACGTCTCCTGCTCAATCCCAATTGGGGCATTATAGGCAAAAGGTGAGACTCCAGCTCCTATCAAAAGATATCCAATTTCGAAGATTGCCGGATTTGGCTTCCATTCGCTGCTTATCGAAAATTGAAAAGCGCTGTTTTTGTAGAACGAGCACACCCCATTCACGTTATCAATCTGAATAGTTGTTATTGAACGTTCAGAATAAATCATGCCACTTCCAACAGGTCTCGCGTTGTACACAGATGTATTCGGAGAGCCAAACCCAGTAGTTGCACTAATAGGGTAACTACTGGCATCATATGTCTTCGAATTCATTTCCAGTCTACCCTGACAACCATCTGTAGTAGTTACCTTGTCTTTCGCTGAATGAACAAAAAACAATGTTTTAGATTCTGTTTTTTTGGATTCAAACGAACACTGTATTACTGATTCCATGTTTGAATATTTATAGTCTGCTGTGTTTTTATTCCAAGCCCTAATACGAACACAAGGAAATCTGTATAACGATGTGTAATATCTTGAGCTTGTTGCGACTTGACCATCGTTAAATCCATTAGGAATGACGTCTTTATATTTACAATAATTTAAAGTATTTCCATACCTATCAACCCATGTATCGACGAGTGCTCCATCAAAATTCACAATATCATTTGCATCAAAATGCAATGCTGCTTCTATATCTCCTTCGATTGCATACGTTTCCGCCAACGCCAAAGAGAACTCTTCCTGCATAACGCCCCACCGCAGCAGGAAAAACCAATACAGCGTCGTGTCCCGATCCTCGTCATCGGTATCGCAGGTGCCGGCCGGCAACCCAATGGCCGGCGTAGCTGGCGCGGTCCATTCCCACTGCCGACACCACGAAGAACGCGCCACCGTGGCCTTGACGGGGCCGATGTATTTCGGAGCCCCTTCGGCCAAGGCCAGAGCGTTGCCGGACAGCCGGAAGAAATGGGTCATATCCATATCGGAAGACGCGGCCAGGGACACGACGTTGCCATCAACGACGTACAGATTGCCTTCTGCCGCGACCGACACCAGCGACAGCACCGGCCAGTCAAAGGCCTGCAGCCCCCCTGTGCCGTCGAGATCAACATATGCGACCTCGGTTTGCCCGGGGTATTGCCGGATCGCACCGGCTCCCAGGCCGTCCGATCCTTGCGTCAGCGTGTAGCCGGTCAATGCCGCTTCCGATCGGCCCCACAAATAAATCTGTACGGCCTCGCCAGGATCAACGCTTTGCGCCGGCACCTCGATTTTGACGCCACCGTTTTCCTGACCCGACGACGCATACGGAATCAACAGGGTCTGATTCATGCCGTGCTCCCGATTTTGACCCGCACCTCACCGCCCGAGGCAGGGATGACCACGGAATCGTTGTCCGTATACGTATCCGCGTCGGAGGCGGTGTAACCGCTCTTGGCCACACGGACCGGATAGGTGCCGGACAGGATCCGATTGCGTTTGACATAGCCGTACCGGGCATTGCTCTGGCCCAGATATTCGCCCGCCAGCCAGACATCTGCCCCGACCACAACCCCGCCGGTACGCCGACCAATGATGCGAATCTTTATGTCGGTGTAGGCCTTCGACGTATCCGGCGGATCTTCGGACAGCCTCAGGCTAAAGCGATGCTTGAGGTCCCCGTCCTCACGCAAGAAGAACCACTGGGCCCCACGCGGCGCGGCCGGAGCGGTCCAGGTCCACTCCAGGCAATACGGGGCGCGGATTCCGACCGCATGCACGGTGCCGTACAGGCTGGGGAGCCCCGAGACCGGAGCCAGACAGGAATAGCCACGCCGGGTAAACAGCGCGCCGACGTCCGCGCCCGAGTTGGCCAGAGTCCTGACCTCCCCCGCCGTGGACACCGCATACAGCGGCGAGAAGGCCATGGCGCCGGACAGGTCGATGATCGGATAGTCAAACTGTTGGGGCGCATTGTCCCCGCTGAATTCGAAATATTTGCAGGTTGTCTGCCCAGGCCAACTGTTGACGGAGCCACTGCCCAGCGACGTTTGGCCGACAGACAATTGATACCCGGAGAGCAAGACCGGATCCGGAGCCCAAACCCGGATGGTGATGCCCTCGCCCGGGTCTACATCCTGTTTTGGGAATTCCAGCAACGCCGACGGACACCCCGCATCCGCACCGATGTTGACGAGCATGGTTTGCGCCGTCATCAGGCCGTCTCCAGTCGCAGCGTCGTCAGTTGATACAGGGCGTCCTGGCCGGGATCCGCCGCCCCCAGAATCGAAGCAGCTTCGACGCATTTCTCTTCCTGGGTGCGGAACCGGACGGTAAACGTCCGCCCGTCGTGCAGCGAGAGCGTCCCGGTCCACGACGGAGTGGAAGCCCAGGCGTGGAGTGTGCGCACATCGGCCCGGGAGATCCAGGCCGACTCCCCGCCGAGGTCGATGGGGCGGCCGGCCGTCAGGGCCGATGCCGTGACCACCAGCCGGCCGGACACCGTCCGCGCCGTGGCCGCCGCCACCGGCACGGCGTCGAATTCATTTTGCCAGACGCAATCATCCGGCAGCGACAACGTGGCCAGGGTAATGCTCATCGGACATTCACCCCCATTTTACGCAATTCGCGGGCCAGGGCCTGCGCCGTCCCGGAGGTGGTCCGGGTCTCAAATGATTTGCCGCCGATAGCCAGATTGAGCGTGGCCGTGTAACTCGCGCCGGAATCCTGCCTCGGGCGGACCTGCTCCGAAGGGCCGGGCACTGCGGACACGTCGCCGCCGGGCACCACGCCACCGGTGGCAAAGTGCGGCATCTCTGCAAAAAAGCCGTCCAGATCGAGGTTATTGAGCGCATCGAGCGCCCGTTCGGACAGCACCTTGGCCATGGCCTCAGCCTTCACAACGCCCTCCCCGGGAGTCAGCGCGGCCAGGACCGAATCCACGCCGGCAACCGCGCCGGGAACCATCGGCACCGTGCCGCCGCCTGCAAACTGGGGGAGCTTACCCAAAAGACCGACAACGCCGCCTTCCGCGAACCGACGGATGCGGGTCAGGGCCTGAACCGGACCGCCGTTGCGCAACCATTGGGTAAACCCGCTGATGCTGTAGCCCTTTGTATCGTCGGCATTGGCCCGGGCCCGGGACTCCTCGATATCGAGATCCTCCATGGCCCGGTCGAAATCCTTTTTCAGATCGGCCAGCTTGTCCGCCAGATCCTTTTCCAGGTCGGCTTTATCCGACTCCGCTTTCTCTTTGGTGGATTGCGTGTCGGCCGTGACCGTCGATCGGGCGTCGGCCATATCGGCTACGGCGGCCGCTTTTGCGTCGTCGAATTCGGACGTGGCATCGGTCAGATCCGGACCGCCGGCGATGGCCGACACGGCCTGTCTGGCTTCCGTGAGCTTCGCCGTCAGCTCCTTGCCCTCGGCCTGATACTCTTCGAGCGCCTTTTTCGCCGACGCCGATTTATCGACCGTGTACACGGTGCGCGTGCCGGGCAGGCCGCCGCCCGGGACAAAGCCGGTCATGTTGCGCGAAACCGTGGTGGTCTTGTACCCGGGATGCTCCTCTTTCCCCTTCTTTTGCCACTCGAAGTAGGCTTTTTGGGCGTCGTCGACGTTGGATTGCAGGTCGGCCTTTTTCTCCGCCCATTCGGCCCGGGCGTCGGCCACGGCTGCGGCATAGGCCTGCTGGGCGTCGGCCATGGCCTCATTGTAGGCGCTCACGGCCTCGGCCAGATCGGCCGCGATCTGGTCCAGGTCCTCTTGTTCCTGTTTGAGCAGATCCGCCAACTGGTCGTCGTGATCCGTCTTGGCGTCGGTCACGGCCTCGTCGTAATCCTCTTTGGTGCGTTGGCGCTCCAGGGCGATGTCGGCCAAGGTTTCGTCCAGACTGCCGCCGGAAGAGAACTTGAGCGCGGCCGTATGACGCAGACCGTCCAGACGGGCAACGGCCGCAGCGCCGCGATCGGACATGCCGACCGGGGTGGCCATGGGCGTGGTCACGGAGCTAAAAGCCGCCGGAACGGACAAGGCGACGGAAAGGGGCGTCGGCGCGGCCGGCTTGGCCAGGACAGATGACGCCGGCAAACTGGGCGACGGAACCGGCTGGCGCAGATGCTGGAGCCAGTCCGGCAGCACGAAGCCGCCCGAGGCAAAGGTCTGGACGCCGGCCGGGAGCTTGAAGTTGTTCATGGCCTCGATCAGGCCAGCGCCATAGCGCGAAACCGCTGCCTTGCGCACGACAAACGCGCCCTCGCGCAAGAGTACCGGTTCGCTGTCCTCATCGCCGACGCCGGGCACCAGCCCACGCCGAAACGGCCGGAAGACACTGCCGCCGCCAGCGAAATGCGGCACGGCAGCGACCGGCAGACGCAGGGAGTTTATGGCGTGGAGCAACGGCGCATAGTGGTTGGCCGCCTCGGGCTCGACGACGACCTCGCCGGGCATGACCATGGCCGGCACCTCGCGGGCCACGGGTCCGCCGGCGGCATATTGTTCAACCTGCCGGACGTAAATGGTGTGGGTGGAAGAGGTCGGCTTTTTCAGTTCGGCAAGAGCGCTTTGAGCCGCCACCGTGTCGGGGGTGACAGAATGATCTGAGGTGGTTTTCCTACCGTTAAGACCCTCCAGCGCCTTATCCGCCGCGCTGGTATCAACATCGACAGCAATCGACAGCGGATTTTTTTGTAATGCATCCAGGGCGGCCTTGGCCTCCTGGATCTGCTCTTTCATGGTCTTGACGGTATCGGCCCAGGCTTGCTTGCCGGAATTGGCTGCAGTCTCCCAAACCGATCCGGCTTCGGCTACGCCCTGCATGGCCGTCTGTACGGCCGCAGCATTGCCGACAATGTCCTTGCCCGAACTGGCCGTAGCGGCAAATTGATTTTGCGCTTCTTTGGCCAATTTTATGGCGTTGTCATAGCCTTCGGCCGTACCTTTGGCGGCTTCAGTTTCAGCAGCGGCCAACTTTTCACGCGCAGCAGCCACCTCGTCATAGTAGGCGGCCGACGCGCTCATCGTCTGGCGTTTGAGGTCGCGGAGCTTTTCCTCCGTCGTCTTATGCGCGTTCTCGGCTTCCTGGGCGTAACGCTTTTCCTGGGCCAAGGCCTCGTCCAGGCCTGTCTTGAGGGCATCCAACCAATCCTTGAGGGCTGCAGCCTTGGACTTTTGCAGCTCTTCTTCCACTTTTTGGCGCAAGGACGCCTTTTGCGCCTCGGTGCCGGCCGCTAACTCAATTAACCGGATCTGTGCGGCCGCTGTGCCCTTGGCGGCAGACAACACGGCATTATATTTACCCAATTGGGTCGTCAGACCGGCCGCCGCCGCCGCACCTTCAGTTGCGGCCAACGCCTTGGCCTCTTTGGCCTGCTGGTCATAGCGGTCGCCGACCTGACTGGTGTAGGCTTTGCCAGCCTCCCCCGCTTTTTTGATTTCTGCCGACAAAATTTTGTATTCGTCGGCGGTCAGGGCAATCTGGCCAGTATGGTCTTTGAGCTTGATCGTACCGTCAGCGATCTTTTTCCGCCAATCCTCCAGGCTGGTGACTGTCTCCCCTTGAGCCTTGGCGTACTCATTGAGCATAGCCACGGCCTTGCTGTTGTTCGCTGTGGCCTGGGCTTGGAGTTGTGCCGCCTGCCGCAAGGCCCGATTTGTCTGGGACTGCGAATTGAAATATTCGTTGGCGGCCAAGGCGAGATTTTTATACCCCTCAATGGCGTCCGGGACGGCCAGGGCCAGCCCGACCATTCCCAGCTTGGACGCGGCCACGGCTTTGCTCAAAGCCCCAAGTTTCTCCGTAGCGAGCGCAATGGCCGCCACTGTCCCGAGGACTTTGAGTAACGCCCCCCACCTGTCCATAAAATCCGCTGCAGCAGACCCCAAACGTTTGGTCGACGCCCAAACGTAATCAAACGCTTCCTTTGCAGTCTTCCCCCAGGATTCCAGTTTGCCAGATCGCTCCAGTTTTTGGATTTCGTCAGTGATATCGGACAGCGCCCCTTTGATGCTGTCAAAGAGCCCTGCCCCCATAAAGGTTTGGATGCCACGCGTAGCCGCATCGAGGAGGTTCGACAGCCGGCCGGAAAACGTGGTCATCTGATTTTCCATGCCGCCGGCAAAAAGATCCGTCCAAATACCCGACAACGCCTTGCCCATATTCTCGGCATTTTTGGTAACGGTCTTCTCCATCTGCTGTCCGTTTTGCATATAGGACAGCGTGACCTGGTTCCCCGTCACCTGGGCGTTGATGCCGAATTCCTTCAGGCGTTCAAACTCGCCGCGAGTGGCGTCGGCAAACGCCTCCACGGCCTGATCCAAATCCTTTTGCATCCCTGACGCGGCATTGCCGATAGGCTCCAGGATGGTTTTGGGATCGAATCCATAACTCGTCAGTTTGGCGAAAGCGGATGCCACCTTGTCCAATTCATAAGGGGTTTTCTGCGCAAAAGCCTGCACCCAGGCCATGCCTTCCTCGGCCTTGGCGCTGGATTTCGTGACGGTTTCGAGCTGCTTGGACAGGGATTCAAATTCGGCCGGAACCTGGACCAATTTTCCGGCGGTAAACGCGGCAAAAAGCGTCGTTGCGACGGCGTACAACCCCGTCAGACGCGAATGAACCGAGGTTGCAGCCGCATCAATGCGAGAGAACGCTGAGGGGCCATCGTTGCCCAGCGTATTGATGCGGCTCTGGATGGATTCCAGCACAGATGTGGCGTTATCCTGAGCCTGAATAAGGATATCGAGTGAGTTCGCCACATCATTCCCCGGTAAGCGTAGTCAAGTGTTTCTTGAAGGTTTCGGTGTCGCCGTAAATAGCCACGCGGATGTCAGCCATCACCCCCGCCCGGTAAAGTCGACGGCGTTTGCATTTGTCTGTTTCGGCCACGTCAGCCACGGAAAGGCACCGCATAAACCAGGACATCCCGTATTCGTACACAGCCGGGCCGTGGCCACGCGCCATCAGGCGATCCACGGCCCGGGCAATGGCGTCTAAGCAGACCTTTTCGTTTGGCCTGCTGCCGGGACGGCCAGTTTGTTTGCCATCTCCCCGATTCGGCCGAAAAAAGACGTATTGACCTCCACCCAGGCGTCGATGATGTCGAGCAGGGCCACACCGCCAATTGCGTTGATCTCATCGCCCAATGACGAGGCCTGACAGAGCAGCCGTTTTGCGGTCCCTTCGGGACGGCCAAGCTCGGCGGCGGCAATTGCGGCAAGATCGGTCACCCCTTTGCCGCTGCCGGAAACAGTTGACAACAGCGTCAGGGCATCGCTCATTTGGGCAATGGTCAGCTCGTAGACCGTGATGTCCTGGCCTTCTTCACCCTCGCCGCCGATACGAATCGTTTTTTCAGCGCGCAGCATAGGTTAAGCCGCCTCCAACACGGTGACCGTGTACGGGCTCGACTCGCCGGCCGGCGTATTGAGCGTGCCCTCGAACTGAGCTGAAGCGAAATCGGACGACAGGTAATCAAGCCCTGATTTCGGCGTCAGCACAGCCTCAAGCACATCCACGTGGACGTTGGACTGGTCAGCCAGATTCTTGCCAATCAAAAGCAGACGGCCCTTGATGGTCGGTTTGGCCGATCCGCTGATAGCGAATCCCTTCGCGGCAGCATTGGAATAGGTCACAGTGACGCTGCCGATTGCCGGAGCCTTTTCAGAAAACTTGATGAGGCCGCCGGCGGCGTTGATCTCGTAAAGCGTCGTGTCCATGTCCGCAGTATCGATCTTGACAGAGGCCACGGTGATCAGCTTGGCGCCAATCTCGTAAAAAACATCTGTCTCAATCTTGGAAAGGTCGAAGATCTTGGTCTTGCCCGTGGCCGCTTCAATGGATTTGACGGCTTCCTCGCCCAGGTGGATCAGGGCCAGATTGGCCTTGTTCAACTCGTCCAGTGTAATGGCGATTTTTGACGCGCCCTTGATGGGCACGGAATCGAGCACCTGGCCATACGATGCGACCTGTTTGGATGTGCGTTCCTTGATCGACGACGCCTCGGTGATCGAAAACGATGTGGCGTTTCCCATATGCACCAAGCCGGTACTTTTTCCTTGATCATCCCGGCGGTCCCAGAACAGATCGCCGGCACACAAAATACCCGCCATTGCAGCCCCCTATTCTTTGTTTGTCACAATGATTGTGGACACGTTCTCAAAAAAACCACCCTCTCCGATTTCATGCACGTCATCGCCGGGTTCGACCTTCCCCAGACCCGGCGACATAAGCGCCGCCTCGGCCAGCTCACGCAGATCCGAGGCCCGATCCTCGGCGTCGTCCACTCCCCCCTCTGGATCGCGCCAGACGCCACACGAAAGCATGAATGTGCGCGCGACCTCACGACTGACGTTCGATTTCCGCTCGCCCAGAAACTCCAAATGCACCCATGGGCAATCGCTTTCGCCCGGCGGCTGGTGGTTGTCGAAACGGCGCAATACCGTGGCAGAACGACCGAATTGCTCCTGGCAAAAAGCCTCAATTGCTGGATTGGAGGCCACTCGATGCCGTAAGATAGATTTGAGGCCGGAAAGCTTCATGCCGCTTCCCCCTCAGTCAGCTTGCGCCAATTCGCAGCGAATTTTATGGAAAAATACTCCGGAACTTTGGGCATAATCCGCGCAAAATAGGGCGCTGCGACCGGGCGGGACGGCACGTTGATAAAGGCTTTATCCCGCCCAAACGCATAGTAATTGCGGCCGATCTTGGGCCGTTTGGCCTTGGAGCGGGCTTTGGTGACGGCGGCAACCATGCGACGCATGGCTTCAGTCACTTGCCCATGCCAACCGAATTCCGCCTTTGCCGCGATCCAGGTGATGACCGGGTCGGCTCCGAGCAAGCTGTCAGCAACCAAGCCGTACTGGCCAACGCCGGTGTAAGCGTCACTTAATTTCTTCACCCGGCTCTTGCCCTTACCGAAGCCGATCGCCACAGCCATCTGATCGGAAAAGGCTTTGTAACGTACGAACTGCCGCAGGAACTTGAGGCCGGCCCGGGAACCTCCGAGCGCCTTGGTTACGGGCGAAAGCGGAGCCCACCCAGGATCACGGAAAAACAGTCTCCAGTTTTGCTGCACCATCCAGCCGGTGGACTTGATGGCCCGCAGAGCCACGCGCCGGACTACTTGGTTCGAGCTGGCGAGCAACTGCGAAAGGACCGGCGACTCGGTCAACGCCATGGTCATGCCGAGCGGCGAGACTGTGGAGCGCGGAGGCGTATTCATGTACGACTCCCAGTCGGGACGACGCCGCCCTTGCGACGACACTGGATCAGCCAAAACGGCCAACGTTGCGTCCGCAACAACTTGCGGTCCTGGTTGATGCGGAATTCCCAGACGATCCCGTCGATCTCCAATACATCGTCCACGGCCGGGGCCGGCACGTCGCGGATGGGGATGCGAATATCGGCATACTCTCCGTGAGTGCGGTTGTCGGACTCCACCGTAGCGGATTCAATCATGGCATCGGTATGGACGGGGTCGCCGCCGCCGGCCGGTCGGTAAACCGCCGGCCAGACGCCGGGCAGATCTGGAAAAGCGGCCAACAAATCATCCTCAAAATCGGTGGCGCTCATGATTTTCCCCCGGCCGACGGCAAGTGACTGCCAAGGAATTTGCAGTCCCGGTAGTCGCGCAGCCGGCGCATCAACCATTCCGGCAGCGGTACGCCAAAGAAATGCAGGTGCCCGAAGATAGAAATGGCCTCGTTGAAACATAGATACAGGATAAGGAAACCACGAAAATCGACATGGAATAAGGCGGATGCCTTGATATTACAGGCAGAGTCCAACAACGTGGCACACACCAAAGTCAGGAAATAAAGCAGGAATTTGGCCAGCCCATATAAAAACTTACTTTTCGAAAGCCGGCCGAGACTCCAGCCATGCGCCACGCCCAAGGCGAAGTCGATGCAGACCAGGAAAAACAGCGAATCCACCAATCCGTCACGGCCGCCGATCCAGACGCATACTGAGGTGGCCACGGTCGCGGCAGCGGCCTTCGACGCGAAATCGCCCAGCAGTTCTTCGGTCGCGCCGGCCAAATAATCCAACACAGCCCGCAGCATTACGCCTCGCCCCCTTCCGCCGGCATCGGCGCGAACTCGACCAACTCCCCGGCCACCCCCTGACCGGCGGCCCACGGAATGATGTCGCCGGGACGCGGAGCCTTGGGAGTTCGCTCCACCACGCCAGCCGTGATCAACGCATCCCAGACAAATTCCGAACAGATGTAGCGCCGGGCGTCCCGCGAGACGCGGCCCAGGATGTTGGCGAACAGTCCGCCGTAGTCATAGCGGATGGCGTCGGCGCACCTATCCAAGGCCCACTGTTGGATAATCGACTGCTGCATGACGCGAAGCGGCGGCATCCACACCCGGACACGGCCGGCATAGCCGGCGAGGCGCTTGGACAGATGGCGCAGTTCCAACCCGGTTTCGAGCGCTTCCACGAGGTAGAGCCGATTGCGCTGCCCGGCTTCGTCAAAGAGGGCCACCACCAAGGAGGCATGCGAGTATTCGGAGAAGATCCGGATCGCGCGCGACAGAAGGCCGTCGCCTTGCCAGAGGATGACATGGCCGGTCCCGAGCGAACGGCGCACATCGGAATAAGCAAGGACAGGGATCTTGGTCACGACGGCTTCCCCTCTCCGGCCGGAGCCGGCGAAGCCTCCCCCCCAAGCACCGCCTCGGCTAACCGACCGACAGCAGCCAAAAATGGCCCGTCAGCGACTGTGCGGCCATAAAGGGCAACGCCACCGGCAATTGTGGCCAGCAGCGCCTTGCCTTCGATAATGTGCCCGAACACCCACACCCGGATGTCAAACAGCCCATGTGGGCCAAACAGTTCCTGGCCGGCGATGGTGCTCGGATCGACTGCGCCAATCGCCACCAGATACAGCGCCGCCACGCCGTAAAACGTTTTGCTGACCCCCGCCCGGCGCAGCCAGGTCAAAACGGTCTGGCTGTTCATGCCGCCACCGCCTGGGCGGGAGGATTGGCGGCCAGTTTGGTGCAATAGCGATCCAGGGCGTCGCAACGGTTGAGCCAACCAGCCAGAGGATGCGCCGCATCAGCCGCATACAGGCCGCGATAAAAGGCCCGCCGTGAGCTGGTGACCCGCTGAGCCAGGATCAGATCCCGCTGGTCGTTGGCAGCAATGTCCGCTACGGCGGATCGGGTCTTGCGCCCCAGCACGCCATCCAGAAAAAGGGCCACCCCAGGATAAAAGTTGCAGGCCATCTGCAAGGATTTGACGGCCGCGACCGGTCCGGCGTTGACGGCGTAGTCATAAACAGTCGCCGCCGTGATCCGGGGCAGGTTGTCCAGACGCAGCCCGTCCCAAAAGACCAGCCGCATGAGGCGCTGCGCATCGGCCGGGGTCAACGCCTGGATGTCGTCGACATCGATGTCGCCGTCATGGTCGATATCGCCGAGTTCCACCCCAAGTCCGCGCAGAAACCGGATCGACACGCCGTAGTTCGTAGCGCCGCCCTTATCGACGGTCTTGCCTTCCTCGGCTTTGGCCGTGAACGCATGGGCCGCCCTAAACGCGTCCGAGGGACACGGCCCGGCACCTTCGACGTCCGCCAGGGTGAGCCCAACCGCCTGAAGCAGCACCGGCAGGCCATAAACGTAGCCGTCGGCCGACCGCACCCAGAACTTCCGGGGGCCGGGACGCTGGTCGAGATGAAAACCCGGATTGTTCCAATGCGGATACCAGCCCACGCCGCCCCAGGGCCCGGCCAGCATGGCGTGGAGCGCGACCGCCGGCGGCACCCCCATAAAGTGCAGATCCACCGCATCGCACGGGGACAGCTTGTGGCGCGAGGCCACGGCATGGCCGTCAACGTCATAGGTGCAATGGATCTCGGGCGATGTGCCAAGAGTACCGGACAGGGCATCCAGATCCCGGCACAGACGCGTGGATACGGCCGCCAGCGGCGCTTTGAAATCACTCGGCTGCAAATGCTTGAGGTCGCTTGGGATCATGGGAGCCTCCTAGTTGTACCACGCCACGGCCACGACACAGGCCGCCGGGGCCACCAGGGAAAACGAGGCCACGCCGTCTACCGCGCGCACGGTCGGGTTCGCCTCGACGCCAGTGCCATCGGTCACGTCCGCTGCCGGCACGGCCGCCGCTCCAGACCACCGGGCGTAGAACGCGCCAGTGGCGCTCATCACGGCAAATCGCGCTCCGGTCGGCACGGCTACGGATTTGACCACGCCAGCGGCAAGGACGTAATTGTTGATGCTGTCCGAGCCGGCCGGCGGCTCACGACGGAGGTTTGAAGGGAAACGCTTCATGGCTGGTCCTTTACGGGAGTTCCGGGGGAGTCTCCCCGGAGTTCCCAGGAACGACGCCGACAACGTCGAACGCCTGTTCGGCTGCGCCGTCGTCAATGGCCTCGACAGCCACGACGTCGGGCAGTTCCAGGACCGCGCCGGCCTTGTGGTGCTTACCCTGGTAGACGAATGCGCCAGTCAGTACGATTTTCATGGCATGCTCCCGGACTAGACGGCCTTGATCGAGGCGAACGCGTCGGGCTGGTGCATGGCCGGAAGGGGCGCAGACTGCACCATGACCCACCGGGCGCTCGGATCCGGAGTTTTCCAGGATTTGGCAAAGAACTGCGCTTCGGCCGTGACATTGAGGTCCAAATCCTGAATGGCTCCATAATGGCGTTTGTTTGCGGATTTCGTGGAACCGAGGAAAATCCGATCGGTCGGAACCATCGGCTGTAAGTCGCCTTTTTCGTCCTCGTACCAATCATCGAACGAATACAATGCCGTGTTTTCCAAGGTTCCGATGTAGATCACGCCGTCGGGCAAATCCTTTGGCGCAATCATACCCAGCTGCATGTTCCAGACGTTGAACTGCTTCATCAGCACTTCGTTGGACCGGACAGCTTGGGCCACGTCGGAACCAAGCACGGCCACGTCGGGAACCAGACCGGAATCGCGGGACACCAACATCTTCCACTCAACCAGATTGGCGATAGGATTCGAGGTGGCGGCGCTCCACTTATCCTCGGCCGAAAGCGTGATTCTATGGTCCGACGGCATGTCGAAATTGATCACGGCGCTGACGCCGTCGCCGTCGCAGGTCACAGAGCCGGTATTGAGCAGTTGTGCGGCCATCCAGGCTTCCCGACGCAGGATGCGGTCACGCAGATCGGCCATGTCCTCGCCCAGCATGAAGGCGGCCCGCTGGTCAGGAGATTGGGGAGACGCATAAATCGTCTCGCCGGGCAGACGCTTGAGCACATGTTCGGCCGTGGTGGTCTTCTTTTCCTTGATGTAGGGCGGCGTGAAGGTGTCCGTGCGATACCCCTCGCGGTCCACCACCCTGGCTTCGGCATAGGGCGAGACGAAAGCGGCCAGCTTGCGGCCGCGACGCACGATGTCGATGTCGACAGAGGTCGTGGAATGTGTCTTTACGTTGCCGCCGCCAAAAAACATTTCCAGGAGAAACGTGCGCGGGGGATGAATCAACGTCAGCGCCTCGGTCATCTCCCGATAATCAAACATGTCATACGGCATGGCTTATCTCCCGGTCTTGGTCAGATAGATGTTCTTGCCGCGAAGCCCGTCGCGGATACCGTCCATGGTCAGGCTGGCATCCAGAATCAAGGCGGATTCAGCGAATTGGCCGGACAGATAGACAATGGACGCGACGTCGCCGGCGGTGGCGTCCACGTTTTCAGCCAGGATGGCGTCCGGCGTCTGGCTGCCGTCCGTGGCCGTAGCGACCGCCTTTTTGTATTTGCCGCTGGTCGTGATCTTGCCGAGGACGGTCCCGCGCCCGAGCGCGCCGGCCCCCGAAGCAAGGACCACAGGCGTGGTCACAATTTTGGCGTCGCCGGCAATCAGATTATCCGGAATGTAGCTCCCGGCAGTTTCATAGGTTGGCCTGGACATGGCTAAACCCTCCCGGCATAGCGGCTTTCGCCGCCGGCCTTGATGCTGGCAAGAATGCGATCACGTTCGGCCGCCTCGGCCTCCGCCGGTTTTCCCGGGGCGGACGGCCGGGCCAGAGCAGCGGTCAGGGCGGTAAGGGCCGTCGCTTTTGTATTTGCGTTTGCCGTGTCCGGCTGCATGGCCTTGGGGACGCCGAGCCGCTTGGCCATCGCGGCATAGATCGAGCAAGGCACGCCGAGCGCCCTGGCGTCTTCCATGGCCTTGGTCACAGAGGCGGACGCCTCCGGACCGACAAACGCATCCACCACGGCCAGGACATCGGCTGCCGTCGGTTCGGCGGCCACAACGTGCGCCTCTTCGCCGGGATGCAGCACCACGACGGATCCGGTCTGGATCTGTGCTGCCGGAGCGGTTGCGGCGGTCGTTCCCCCGCCGGAGTCCGGCTTTGTCGCGTTGGGCATGGTTTCCTCCTTCGCATTAAGGTTTCCGGCGAGGGGCCGGGAGACGGACAATTCCGCCAGTACGCCCTCAAGGCTGCCCAGGGCGTCGGCCATGCCGGCCGCAACCGCCCCGGACCCAACCAGGACGCCGCCCTGGCCAAAATTTTCCGCCACAGTGTCTTCCGAGACGCCGCGAAACGCGGCCACATCGGATACAAACACCGATTCCAGGGCGTCGAGCACCCGGATCACTTCGGCCCGACCGGCATCGGTGGCCGGGTCCACGCGTTTTTTTGGGGCCCGGCTGGACACGATTTCGAGTTTGTCCCCACCACTTTTCTCGAACGCGGAGACAACGCCGATACTGCCAAGGCGCGCCGTGGGGTCGGCCACGATTCGGGAGGCTGCGGCAGCAATCCAGTATGCGGCCGAAGCGGCCGCCCCGCCCACATAGGCCGTCACAGGCTTGATGTCGGAGCCGGCCCGGACCTGGGCTGCGAACTCATGGATGCCGGTCGCCTGCCCGCCGGGGCTGTCCATCTCCAAAACGATGGCCGACACGGCCGGATCGACCAGGGCCGCCTGGAAGTCACGCGCCAGGGTGGACAGGGCCGTGGCTCCGGAAACGGCCGAAAACATGTCGGCGTAGCGCACGATGGGACCGCGCACGGGGAGGATGGCCACGCCGTCGCGAACCTCCACGCGCGGGGATGATTCCAGGCGTTGCCCGGCTTTGACCGCCAGCGCCTCGGGATCTCCCAGGCGGCTGGCTATCTCGAAAATTTGTTCAAGCGATTCTGGAAGAATGGCCCAAATATCGGCAGCAATGGCGGCCAGCACACGCCGGGCCGGATGTTTTGTTTCGATGGTCATGGACGGGCATCCTTTTCCGGATTTTCCTCATGTTCGACCGCGCTGGCATCACCTTCCGACGTGTCGTCCGCCTTGGTTGCGGCCGGAACCGGGGAAGCCAAACCGAGCTTTTTCTTCAATTCCAGTTCACGTCTGAGTTGCCTGAACGTGGCCTCCCAATCGCCGCCGCGCGAAGCGATAACTTCGGCATGCGTCGTGACGCCGGCCTCAAGGCCAAGCAAATCAGCCTGCATCTCTTTGACCGGGTCGATGTGGCCACGACGCGGCGGAATCCAGTCAGCGGCCAGATACGCGTCCATGGCCTCATAGAAATCCGGCGCACCAGGCGGCAGCGTGATCATGTCCCGCGCGAAGGCCTCTTCGATGACCATGCGCCAGGTCGGCACGCAAAAAGCGAACTCCAGCCAATCCTGGTAGATCTGGAAAACGCGCCACGCTTCCAGGAGTGCGGCCCGGGCGCTGCTGTAATTGGTCTTGCTGAAATCCTTGACCACCACTTCATAGGGGAGCCCGGCTTGCGCCCCGGCGGCGCGCAAAATACGCGTGACGAACGCATCAAAATTGGAGCCCGGCCGTGGGGCATCCAGCACATGTGCTTTTTCGCCAGGATAGAGGTGGAGCACGGAACCGCCTTCGACCGAGGCGATGCGGTCATAGCTCGGGCGCATCGGCAACTTCGACGGATCCATTCCCCGTTCAAGCAGCACATTCGCTTCGGATTCTATGGCCAGGGGGAAGGCGGAAGTGACGAGCTGACCGACAAGCTCGTAGTCAAGGCAGTCGGACAGGTCGCGAAAGAACTTCATAGCCGGGGCCAGGACTGACACGCCTCGAACCTGCTCGGCCTGACGCTGCGGGAATGCATGCAGCACCACCGATCGATGGGCGATGCGGGCCGGATAATACCGGGCGTTGGTCAGACCGGAGAATTCCAGCCGGCCGTCTGTATCCGGTTGGGCGATCCAGTAGCCGGTCGGATTGCCGAACGGCCCAAGCTCCACGCCGTCAATGACATTCGGCTGGCATTCCACAACGGCCGGCGTTCGCATTCTGGCCGGATGCACCGATTGCAGGGCCATGGCGAAATGCCGGCCCGGCGGCAGGTCGCCGGACACGTCGGTCATGTCGACGCACAGGTTCACATACTCGCCGGCCATCATGGTCATGCGGGTATTGAGGAGTTGCAGTTGGTCGAAATTCATACGGCCGCCGGCGTCAGCTTCGGCGCACCACGAGGCAAAGGCGGCTTCGATGGAATCACGCAATACGGCGGCGGCCTCTTCGGTGATGCCGAGCGCCTCGCCGTTGACGCGCGATTGTGGACGCAGCCCGGTGCCGGCGACGTTGACGGCCAGGGAATCAACCAACCCGGCGGCGTGCGCGTCATTGGCGGCAAGATCCTCGGCTCGGGCGGCGATGAGCGCCCGTTCGCGGGAGGCGGACCAATGGGCATTGCGGCGCGGGAACCAGTTGGCCATGGTTCCGGCGTGTCCGCCGCCTTCCCGCGCGATGCTGCCGACATGGCCGGGAGCTGGCGTTGCAGCCTGGGCCAACGCTCGGCGTTTGGCCAGGGCGCTCACCACGGCCTCCAAAGATCGAAAGAGCGATGCGGGCCGCAGACCGTCACGCGGGAAGCCGTACCGGTCCGGCGCGATCTCTCGCGGGCCAGAGCGTCACCAAAAGCTTTCAGGGATTCCAGGGACGAACGATCGAATTCTGAATCGCCGACATGCACCCGCTGCCCGGCCATGGCCTTGGGCAACGCAGCCTTGAATTGCGCAATGAGCGCGTCAAGCTCGGTGTCGGAGTACAGACTGAACATGACTGCCCAATTAGGGCAATCAAAGGAGGCAGTCAGTGGACAATATGGACAATAAAGACAATATGGACACTATTTTCAAAGGTGAAAAACACGTCAAAACTAGGAACGGCGCGGACTTTCACGCGTTGCGGCAGACAT